AGAAACTCCCGCCGGTCCGGGTGCCTTTGTACAGCACCCGGCCAGCAGCAGTATTAAACTTACCTCAACAACTACCTTAACCAAATTATATATTTTCATGTCCAGCGGCTTACTTTGTAAATACCTCGTTTTAACCTGCGCTTTCTGTACACTCCGTCGCCCTCGCGGCTTCCTTCGCCGTTGGTATTGCCTTCAATGGTTATACACCAATCGCCCGCTGGCCAGCTTTCGATAAAACCTACATGGGCTATGCGTTTTCGGCTTTGGTAGTACAGCCCGAATACATCGCCCGGGCGGGGGGTGGTATTGTCAGCCCTGCCCCGCGTGTAAATGGTATTAGCGGCCGGGAACCAGGCGGGCGACCACGCGCTAAGCGGGCTTTCAATTCCGCAAAGGGCGTGTGTCCACCCGACAAAGGCCGCGCACCACGGCACAGGCTGGTTAAAGCCAACGGCCCATAAGTATCCGCGTATTTCGTAACTGTCGTTAGGGTGCGCTTCCCGTACCCCAATTTGGCTAGCTGCTAATCCCGTTAAGCAGTCCGGTTTAGTGTCTTTAGCCTCTACGCCATGCAGTACAAAGCCCCAGCTAAGTAAGCTAAGAAGTACCACGTAGAGAATTTTATTCTTGATTCCCATGATTGCGAATGATGTCTTTTAAGTTCGTCCTCGAGTTCGTCATCTAGGTATTTGTAAAGCTTAGGGAATTGAAGCCGTAGAGCGACCCAGGCAAAGCCGGTAGCCAGTAGAAATTTGCATATGCCTAGTACTAAAAGCTGGTATACCCCGGCATCCATTACTGCCGCCGTTGGGTCAATGATGAGTACCCAAGTGTTATAGCCGGCCAACAGCCAGAGGGCGGCCAGAATAACTACAAACTCACTAAAGCGGCGTAAGTATTTCAGGGTAAGGGCGGCCGCCTCCTGACGGTGGCCCCAAAGCTTTTGTATAAAGTTTTCGATTGCGTTAATCATCGTTAGCGGCAGGTCTTAAGGTTGGGTTAGTGGTAAAGGTTCTCGGGTTGCTTGTGCTTCCGCCTTCGTGGCGGCTAATATTGAAGCGGATTATTTCTCGGTCTACTATTTCGCGCACCCGTTCATCTCGCTCTTTGCTATACTGTGGTATCCACTCCTTGTAGAAGCGGCTTATTCCCTCGTCAAAGCTTTTACATTTAGCTTCGGTTTCCTCCAATCGGGCCTCCAGTCGCTTAATGCGCTCTTCGCTGGTAGCCTGGTAGCGGTTCAATCGTTCCACCGCATCAGTCAGGCGGTCTACGCCGTTGTGAAAGCGGCGCAAGTAGTAGCCTATGACGGCTAACCCTAAAGCTCCGATGAAGCCAACAAGTGAAACAATAATAGCCGTAGCGTCTAGGGTTACCATTAAACAGATAGGTGGTTAGGAGAGAGAAAAAAGGCCGGCCTTACACCGGCCTTTTAGGTATTTATAGTATGCGGTGGTTAATTACGCTTGGTAGAACACTACATCGTCGCCCCACACTACTTGCGTGTCGGCTTTCATTAGCATTTTAATGAAGTAGCGTTCCCCGGCTTTTTCCCACTTATCAATTTGCAGGGCTTCGGCATCACGGCTGTAGTCAAAACCTAACCACAGGTTAGAGCTTAGGCTATTGCCCACCAGCGTAAGGATAACCGTATTTTCAGGCAGCGCACTAAGCACCTCAATGCCTATACCGTTATAGCGCATAGGGCCTACCTCGGTATACTCTATACCTTTATAGGTTTGCTCCCGTAGATGGCTAGTATACTTATCATGGTCTACCGGGCTCATCAGGTAGCGTAGCATTGGGCTGCGGCGAATAGCCAAGCGCGTTAAGCTGCGCATTTGCTCCAGTTTGGTAACGATGTTGCCGGACTGGCCGCCGGTAAGGGCTACCGGGGTAGGTACGTCGATAGTTGCCGGGTTGGCAGCAATACGCTTAGTAAGGCCGTCGAACAGGTCTAAGCGGGTACCGGTACTGCCTGCACTATCACCATTTACTAATACGTCGTATACTTCAAAATCAACCGTTTCGGCAATGCGCGCTAACAGGTCGCTTTGGATTTCCGGTGCCAGCTCATGGAACAACAGCGGGCCTCTAGGCTGGTACCTGCGCCAGAACTTCTCAAAGCTGCGCGGATTAAAGTCGCCCAGTACCATAGCATCTTTAGGCTCCAGGTACAGCTCGTCAATTTCGTAGCTGCCCTGCGCATTGGCACGGGTGGGCTGTTCAACGCGGGCTTGTAGCATATTACCGGCGCGGCTGCGCGGGATTGCTAGTTTAGGTGCCCCGTCCAGGAACTCGGTATGGCACAGCCCACGCTGTACCAATTCATTGCCCAGCGTAGCTTGGCTAAGCAGGGTTTCGAGTACCTCACTGTCGTAAACAGTGGTTACTGTGGTGGTCATTGCCATTATTTCTCGTTTTTGGCTTCTAGTTGTGCCAAGCGCTTATTAAAGGGGCTTAGCTCATCCTTTTCGGGGTCGTTTTTGTCGCTACCGGTTTCCGGCACACCGCTTAGCTTCGGCGCGGGCGTAATCCCGGCCAGTTGCTTGGCGGTACGCTCCGGGGCCTGTAGGTAGGCTTCCAGCCAGTCGGCTCGGTCGTCGGCCGGGATGCGGCGTTCGCTTACTGCCGCGTCTACTGCCGCCTCGGCATCGGCTTTAACCTTAGCCTGCTCTTTCTGCTGGTAGGCGGAGAGCTTATCTTCTGCATCTTTCAGGGCGGCCTTGGTATTGGTCAAATCCTGCTTAGCGGCCTTCAATTCGGTTCGCTGGCTGGTAGATTCTTCCAGCAAGGCAGCAACGCGGCCGTCTACTTCGTTTTCTTTGCAGCCCAGTTTGGCCGCGATTGCTTGTACACTCATGTTATCGTCATTAGTGATTTTAAGAGGGTCGTTACTTGGTTGGCGGGGGGTACTCGCTTCCGGCGTGGCGACGCCCGGTGCGGCGGCACCCGGCCCTGTAGAGGCCGGTGCGGCAGGCGTATAGCCCGCTTTGGTGGCATTGTCGCGCATAGCAGCGTACACCTGTACGGACTGCATAGCGGTAAATTCCTGCTTGTTGGTGGCGGCAATGCCGGGCGTTTCAATGATTTTAGTAGCCAGCCCTAATTCTTTAGCCTCGCTGGCGTCAAACCAGGTTTCTTTGTCCATATCATCCAGTACACTTTGTAGCTCCCGGCCGGTACGCTTCTGGTAGATAGTAGCAATACCGGCGCGGAACTTATCCAGCACCTCGGCATCCTTACGCATCTGGTTGCTATCCCCCACCGAAAGGTTCCAGGGGTTGTGCCACATAATGAGCGCGTAATCGTGCATTTCGATTTCATGACCGGCCAGCAGTAGGAAGCTGGCGGCAGAAGCGCATATACCCACGTTACGCGTGGTAATGGTAGCCTTAGCGGCTAACAACTCACTAAACAGCGAATACGCGGCCACTACACTGCCGCCGGGGCTGTTAATATTGATTGTTAAATGCTGGCCGGGGCCGTCATGGCGGCGCAGCCACTCCCGCGCTACGTATACGCTATACTCGTTTATTTCACTGTCAAGAAGGAAAACCTGCCCCATAATTGGGAGGTAATATCAAAAATTACGATATTAGATAAGGAACGGAGTGCCTATAGGAAGCGTTAGTACGTCGATAGCGGACTAACAAACGCTTATACCGTATAAAAAGGGTTTAAATTAGAAAAATTTATAACGTAAATACCGATGAAATCAACAGTCCTAACCCCCCGACCTATGCCCCCCAGCCCCTACACGGTAGCCCGGCACAAAAAAGTAAAAAGCCTGTTCAATGAGCTTTATGATGAGGCCAGAAAAAAAGCCGGCCGCTTTTGTGACGTGAGCTACGAAAGTATTTACCGGGAGATAGCCGATGAGGTGTTCTTACACCCCAATACGGTGCGCGGAATAGTAAAGGGATACATTAACCTTATTCCAAATGAAGAACCTAACACGGAAGCTTAAGGGCGCGCTCAACATGGCATTCAGCCCGATAGGGGCCGCCGGCCTGTCTACGTTCCTAGGCGACGGCATACAGTCGCTTTATATAAGCGGCACCGCGCAAAGCACTTGGCCGCTCTATACCGGCATGATAGTAAGCGCAGCCTACGTGGTGGCAGCGGTCAGTTACCACCAAAATAAGGGCAAATGATATACCGCATCAAAGAGGGCAGGCACCGCCCGGCGGGCTGTATACTACCGCGCCGTAGCGATGGATTGGAGGCATTTAGGGCGGTTCTGTTTGATACATGCCTGTACGAGCCACTAGACCGGGAAAACGACACCAACAAGCTTTGCGGCATTAGCACGGTACTACTCCCTAAACTGGTAAAGTACTACGGCCCTAAAACCCAAAGCCCGCAAAAAGACTGGCTGAACAACCTTCTAAGGGAGCGTTGGTCGGTACAGGTACTTAAGCCGTGGCATTACAACAGCTTACGGGTAGGGTGGGTGCCAGGTCAGGGCAAGAACTCCGGAAAGATTCAGCTAACGGCCTACCAGTACCATAAGGGCTTACGCACTATTACACCGCTGGCGGTAGTGGAGCCGGGACAGGAATTTTACATCCTGTTAGGGCCTATGCCGAACAGCCGTAAAGTCCAGGTGAGTATAGTAGCCGATGGAATGAAATTAGGTCAGCATACCGCCCCTTTTGAGAGGGGCGAAGGCTGGGTGTTAGGCGGGTACTTTGGCGGCGATAAGCCCGCCCCGCACACCCTACACTATTATCTGGAAAGAACATGAACCTGGCACGGCGGCGCAAGATAAACTACTACCCAATGCTACGGCGGCTAAAGTATGACCAGCCCGCCCCCCGGGAGCTACGGTTAGTAGACACGCGCACGCTGGAATACCAATATCAGGAACACCTACGGGCTACGGCCCACAAATTTACAATAGCTAAATACCTTAAATTAAAATGCAAAATTTCCTAACCCCTTTACTTCTTATAGCCTGTGCGGTCATGTACAGCCTGTACGTACACGAACGCCGCAAAGCTAAGGCGGCAACCCAGTGGGCCGAGCGTTCGGCCGAATCTTGCGACCAGTGGCGCAAAACTGCTATTGATGCCCGCAAGAAGCTTTCCCTCTTAGCCTTTCAAATGCGCAACCCGGCGTGTCGCAACCATGAGGACATGGGTAATTTCTGGAACGGTAACAATTTTGAGCCGGTCGGCAGCGCGGAAGCCTTTATGAATGCGGATAGTATCAAACCGGTAAATCAGTAGCTATGGAAATCTCACACAATAACATAAACGTTGGCGGCGACCTGCTGAAAAACATAGGCCCTACCGGTGAAGCATACGTCTGTGAATATACTGGCATGCTGTTGGCCGATATTCCCAACGGAACTGACCCCAAAGCCTATACCGGCCACATAAGAGTAAAGCAACCGGGCAGCAAACCTTACCACAAACCTATCGTCATCTTGTACCCGGAAGGGGTGGGCAGCACGCCCTACTGGAGAGAAGGCTATTTGACTGACCGGCAACCTAGAGAATGGAATAGCTTCGGTAAGCTGCGGGTGGTAGATGAAATCAAACGAATTTTTAAAGTGAAGTAATTATGATAGCGATAGCAATAGCGGGTTCAATTATATTAGGGCTTATTGGCCTATGGGTTGGGCTAGACGCTCATAAAGAAGTAGCCGCATTAAAAAAGCAGGTAGAAGGGCTTACGGCCGGAATAATGACTAACGATATTTGCCTGAATGATACGTTATTAAACCATAGTTCGCGTTTAGAGTATAACGAAGCCGTTGTCAAAAAGGCAACAGAAATTCAAAAAGCTATAACTGATATTCTGGAAGATGTTATATCTAAGGTAAATCAACAGCGCCCCCCAGGTAACCCCCCTGAACCCCCGCAAAAGGACGTAACAATTAACGTAAACAAGTTAGTTGACAAGGTAGAGGTATGCACCCCGGCTAATGCGGTGAAAGCCGAGATGGAAGCTATTTTACACCAAGCGTCTGAAAAGAAACGCAAGGCGGCTAAAGAGGTGCCTAAATGGGTTGACCCCAGCACCGCCCCGGCTAATGAACTGCCCCGCGAAAGCGTAAGGGTTAATACGGTAACTGAGAATCCGGCGGCCGGGGTTCCGGTAAGCGAAAGTAAGGGGGCCTGCGAACCCCTAACCGAACCGTGTGTAAGCAACCACACGGCCAGCAACGGCCGCAAAGTTATGATGTTGGCCGGGTACCGTAATAGCCAGGGCGAATGGAATAAAACGGAAAGCTACCCGGTAGGGGGCGACTTTATCCGCTGCCCGTTTCAGTGTAGCATTGTCGGCAAAGAAGCCTTAATCCAGTCTACCTCTATTGAAGGCGAGGTAATTAAATCTACCTGCCAACTAAGCGGCTCATTCGTAGACCAAGCCGACCAACTACGCCGCGCCGAATACCGCCTTGTTAAACCCTTTCTAACGCCTAATGAGTAAGGAACAGCTAACCGTTAAGCACTGGCCGGTAGAACAGCTAAAACCGGCAGCCTATAACCCGCGCGAGCTTACCCAACTGCAATACGAGCAGTTGCGGCAAAGCATGGAAAAGTACGGCTTTATTGACCCCTGTATAGTCAACGTGAACCCGGAACGCTTCGGCGTACTGGTAGGGGGCCACCAGCGGCTGCGTGTAGCTACGCAGTCGCTGAGCCTTACACACGTGCCGGTCGTAGAGGTGAACCTGGATATAGAGGATGAGCGCGAGCTTAACGTACGGCTTAACCGCAATACCGGTCAGTGGGATTGGGAAAAGCTGGCTAACGAGTTTGATGAAGAAGATTTATTAGAATGGGGTTTTAGTGAACGCGAGTTAGGGTTTGCTGAACAGGAGTTACCAGAGCGTAGCACCGAAGAATTAGAGGACGAAGATTACCAAAGCGAGCGCGGCAGGCTGGCTAAAGTATTTATAGCCCCACCCTTAAGCGTACTGGATAGCCGTCAGGGCTACTGGCAGGAGCGTAAACGCTATTGGTTAGAGGAAATAGGCATAACCAGCCACGCCGGACGGGAACTGCCTAATACCACTACTAAAAATGAGGATAATGAGGTAGGCGAAAAGTCAGGCGGCAGCATCTTTGACCCGGTACTAGCGGAAGTGTGCTATAAGTGGTTTTGCCCGCCTAATGGCCATATAGCCGACCCGTTCGCCGGGGGTTCGGTGCGTGGTCTGGTTGCCGCCTACCAGGGCCATACCTACAGCGGTACTGATATTCGCAAAGAACAGGTAATAGCCAATAAGGAACAGCTAGAAAGCCATACCCTGCCGGAGCTGCCGGTTTGGGCGTGCGACGATGGGGCCAATTTAGCCAAATACAGCCCGGCGGCTGACCTTATATTCAGTTGCCCACCTTACTACAACCTGGAACGCTACAGCGACCTTGCAGGCGACCTAAGTACGATGCTGTACAGCGATTTCCTGACCGCTTACCGGCAGATTATTGCCAATGCCTGCCAGCTGCTTAAACCTAACCGATTTGCGGTGTTCGTAGTGGGAGAGGTGCGCGAGGGTGGCTTCTACGTGGGGTTGGTAAAAGATACTATAGCCGCCTTCGAGCAAGCCGGTTGCTACCTGTATAACGACCTGGTATTCCTTACCCCGGTGGGAAGCCTAACCCTACGGGCAGGTAAGCAAATGAATGCCAGCCGCAAAGTAGCCAAAGCCCACCAGAATGTACTGGTATTCTATAAAGGTGACCCCAGTCAAATACCCGACAACTTCCCGGCCTTAGAACTGGAAACCGAAGATTAACCCATACCCACCGTGCGCCCCTGTAGGGGGTCGCCCGGCTGTCAAACCCATATAACGTAAAGGCATGGCAAGTAACAAGCGCAATAAGCAACAACGGGAAAAGGATTTAGCCTACATAAGCGAGCTATACTTACAGGGGTATAGCTATAGGGCTATGGCGGAGCAGTTGAACCTGCATAATTCCGGCCTTTATACCCTTAGCCACCAGCAGGTAAGCCTAGACGTAAGGGAACTGCTAAAACGCTGGCACGACCGGCAGGAGGAGCTAACCGACCGCTATATAGTGCGGGAGTTGGAAAAGCTGGATAAGGTGGAGCATGAGTATTGGCTGGCCTGGGAACGAAGCAAGCAGGAAAAGACCAAGCGAACGATTAAAGACCGCAAGCAGGCCCCTAAGCCGGGCAGTGAGGACAGGAAAGCAGTAGCCGTCGTAGGGGGTATGCAGGAACGTACGGTAACTAAAGAACAGCTACTAGGCGACGCTACGTACTTGCAGGGCGTGGAGCGGTGTATAGAAAAGCGGTGCAAGCTGTTAGGGCTTAATAAAGAAATTACGGTTAACGCGGTGGGCAGCTTCAATTTTAATTACGTGGTGCCTAGCGGGGGTAATGTTCCCGGCGGGGCAGGTGGTAGCAATACAATAGAACTAAGTGAATAGGGGCGGGCCAAATATAACCTTTGAGCCTAGTTTGCGCCAGCATGAGGCGTGGCTTCGGCTGGAAGATAAGACCACGCGCGACGTATTCTACGGGGGGGCGGCCGGTGGGGGTAAGAGCTTCTTAGGCGTATGCTGGAAGTTGCGCCGGCGGTTGCAGTACCCCGGCACGCGGGGGCTTACGGCGCGTAAGAACTTGACAGATATTCGGGAAAGCACCTTGGTTACCTTCTTTAAGGTATTGCGGGCGTGGGGGCTTAGGAAAGGCCGGGATTATACCTACAACGCCAGCCACATGTACTTTCAGTTTGCCAACGGAAGCCGGGAAGTATTTAAGGGCTTAGGCTGGGAGCCGAGCGACCCGGACTACCAGCGCTTAGGGTCGGCTGAATTTACGGACTTCTGGTTGGAGGAAGCCGGCGACGGCGTACCGCATAAGGGCTATGATGTGGCGATGAGCCGGGTGCGCTGGATGCTTAAGGAACACGGCTTAACCCAAAAGGGACTAATTACTGGCAACCCCGGATTTTATTGGTGCCGGGATTACTTTGTAATGGACAGGGAGGGCCGCCCGGTAGAGCTGCCGGAAAGCAAGGCCTATATTCAGGCGTTTGTAGACGATAACCCGGATAAGGGGTTCGTAGACCTGTATAAGGGCAACCTGCGGAATATGGAGAGCGACTACGATAGGGCACGCCTACTGCACGGGGATTGGAACGCGGTTGAACGGAGCGGGGCGGAGATGTACCCGGCCTATGAAGGCCGGAAACACGTAGCCGACCTGGAGGCTGACCCGGAGGCACCGCTACACCTGAGCTTTGACTTTAACCGCGCGCCGCACATGACCTTAATAATTGCCCAGCTAGAGGGGCCAGCGGTGTACATAGTAGATGAGGTATGCCCCGCGCCGCCCAACACGAACACCCCCTATACGACTAAGGAGTTTTGCCGGCGGTGGGAAAAGCACCAGAATAAGACGGTGTACCTGTACGGCGATAGTACGGGGGCCAACCCCGGCACGGTGAGCGAGGATAGCGCGGGCAACTTTGCCGCCGCCGCGCAGGTGCTTAGAGCTAACGGCTGGAGGGTACACAACCGGGTACTACAGGAAATACCAAGCCCGGCCAAGCGGTGCGAGTGGGTAAATAGTATACTGGCCGGTAGGCAGGGGGAAATGAGTATTACCGTGCACCAGAGCTGTACGGAATTACAGCAGGATCTGCTGTGCGTGAAGAAGGGGCCAGACGGGAAGAAGAATAAAAAGCGGGTAGCCGATGCTGGCTTGGGGATAACCTACGAGCCGCACGGACACGAAACCGACGCGCTGGAATACCTGCTGTGCAGCGCGTACCACGCAGACTGGTACAGGTATAAGAACGCCGGGAAGTATACCCAGGTACACGCCCCGGCCTATAAACAAAAAGCATTTTAACCACTATAGGGTAAATTATGGGATTTATAATTAACAGCGACTACGACACGCATATTGAGCGCGAAACGCTGCTGGGTATGGTAGAAGAACAGGGCGAGGTACTGGACCAGGCCGAACGGGCAGCCGTGGAGCAAGTACGTAGCGCCTTGGCGGGGCGCTACGATATGCAGGCCGCCTTTAGTGTACCGGAGCTTTGGAAAAGCGGCACCACCTACGTAGAAGAAACCAGAGCGCGCACCGCCGACGGATTCTACATTGCTACCGAGGATAGTACCGGCGTGGAGCCGGGCGTTACGGCGGGCTGGGAAAGTAGCTGGCGGCTAGATGACCCGCGCAATGTACTGTTGGTAGAGCTGGTTATGCGGCTGGCCCTGTGCCGGGTTGTGCGGCGGGTTGTGCCGGCCAAGCTGCCCGAAATAATGGGCGACGATTGCAAGCAAGCCGCCGACGATTTAAAGGCCTTGCGCGACGGGCTGAATACGATTGATTTGCCGCAAAAGCCGGCCGAAGAAACCCAATTCGGGGGCATGAAAATAAGTAGCCAACCTAAAATAAACTGGGGGTATTAACCTATGTACGGAGAATTAAAAGAAAAGGCGTTAAGCGGCAAAACGGATATACACTGGGATAGCCGCCAAAAGCTTATAGAGGACTGGATAGTAGCGTACGCCGCCGCCCAACCCCGGCGCAGTAGCGGGGTGGAAGTGCCAGTACGCTACAAGAAAATGATTGACCTGTTTGACAGCATGGCCTTGGATAGCGAGCTTAGTAGCGCGTGGAACAACCGAAAGGCTAAGGGCATACTAGGGGAAGATTTCGCGGTTTTTAACGCCGACGGCAGCCTGAACGAAGAAGATACCCGGCTACTGGAAGACCCCTGGTTTACCGACAGCCAAAGCGGGTTTATTAGTCAGGGGGCTGACGGGCTTATCTACTATCCGTTCGGGCTACTGGAACTGGAAGCCGACGGGCCGAACGGGGAAATTAAGCTGCCTACGCTGGTAGAGCGCCGGTGCGTTGACCCGCGCCGCCGGTTGGTTTTACAGCGGCCCTACGATTTGAACGGCTACAGCATAGATGACCCGGTGTACCGCAACAATTATATTCTGGTTGGCGGGCGCGGCTTTGGACTGATGCTTAAGGCTTCGGTAAACGTTATTTACAAGCGTTGGGCACTGCAGTACTGGGCCGAACATGCCGAGGTATTCAGCATGGATATGATAATAGGCACCACCGACACCGAAGACCAGAAAAAGGTACTGGATTTACAGGAGCGGTTAATGAACGGCGGAAGGAAGCGGGTAATTATTAAAAATGCTATGGAGAACGTTGCCAGCGAACGGCAGGCAGCTACCGACAGCTACCGCATTTACAAGGAGCTGGCCGACTATTGCGACGCGCAGAACCGCAAGCTTATCCAAGGGGCCGAGGGTTTAAGTGATATAGGCACCAATTATAAAGAGGCCGGGAACCACCAGCAAACCGCGCTGGAGATTGCCGAAAGCGACATGCAGTCTATTGCCGATCTGGTGAATAAGGAACTGCTGCCGCGCCTGCCGTTTATTAGCCGCCGTTATGCCAGCTTAGGGCAACCCGGTAAGTATTTTGCCTACCAGGTGAACCGGAAAGCCCCGCTGAACGACCGCCGGGAGCTGTATAAAATGCTTATGGAGAAATACGATATAAGCCCCGAGATTATTATGGAAGAATTTGGGGTTGAGGTAACCGAAAAGGTTATGCCCGCCGGGGCGCCGGCCGCCGCCTTGGAGGGCGACGGCAACCCTTTTCAGACAGCCCCCGGCCTAGAATAGCGGCGCGGGGGGGAGATAGGAAAGTTTTCCTGCCTGCTAAACCGTCAGGGGCGGCTAACATGGGGGAGATAGGAAAGTTTTATCAGGTTGAAGGGTGCTGCCCGCACGAAACCGGCGGTAAAGGGGCAACTGTAAACCCGCAGGCCTCGGCTAGTGATGAGCAGCTTAACGAGCTTGAACAGGTGGCAGAACGGCTGGCGGCTATGCTGTGGGCCGGAGAGGAAATTTTTATTGATGACGACCTATTAAGGGCCGGGGCTGAATTTCTAATGCAGGCCCTAAGCGCGGGTACCGGCAAAGAGTTGATAGGCATTGATTGGAAACAACCGGATTGGGGCCTATATCGCCAGCTTAGGGATAACGTATGGCGGGTAAGCGGCTATAAGGCGTGGCACCAGATTAGGGATTTAAGCGCGCTGCTGATTGATAAACGGGGGCGTAAAATTCGCACCTTTGGCGAGTACCTGCAAGAGTTCCGGAAAGTAAATGCAACCTATAGCCGGCAGTGGGCCGAGGCTGAATACCTACACGCCATGCACAGCGGTAGGAACGCCGACCGCTGGCAGGAGATGTGGCAGGATAGGGCGCATTATAACGTAAGGTACAATGCGGTTAACGACGGTCGTACTACGGACTTTTGCCGGGGGCTGAACGGGGTAACCCTGCCGATGGAAAGCGATTTTTGGGCAACTAACGCCCCGCCGAACCACTGGCGCTGCCGTTCCCTGCTGGAACAGGTGCCGAAGGAACAAGGCGAAGTGGCGTACAAGGGCGGCCCGGCTAAAGACGATAGCTTCTTTGACCACAACAGCGGCCTAACCGGGATAGTGTTCCCGGCTAAGCACCCGTATTTCAAAGTGCCGCAGGGCGTTCAGTTGGATATAGACCAGAAAGTGAATGAAACTATACAACGCATCTACGGAGGGTAACGAAAAGCCGCCTACTAATAGTATAAACAATATACGTAAAGAACCAACGGTTGCCCGGCTGGTATTGGCAAAGCTGCAAAGGTATTGGCTTAAACGCGAGGCAAATAAACGAGGTAACTAATGAAGGATTGGCGACCAGGTTTTTTCCAGCAGTACGAAAAGCGGTTAGAAGAAGAAATACCGCAAATGCTAAGGGGCATGCGCGTTAGGGCGCGCAGCCACTACCTGCGGAATTTTGCGTTGGAGGCGTTCGTAGATGACGTGCCGCAGCGGTGGGCACCGCGTAAAACCACTACCAGCCGCTACCAGAGCTTAAGCCGCAAGAACGGCCGCCGCAATATACTGGTTAAAACCGGGGCCTACCGGGGTAGTATACGGGCGCGGGTATTTGCCGCCCGGCATGAAGTTAGGGTATACAGCCACGTACGGGGCGCGGGCGGCTTTAACTACCCGCGCGCCCACAATGAGGGCTGGGGTAAGCTGCCGGCCCGGCGGGTATTCGGCAATAGTAGAAAGTTAAACAACCAGGTTAAGCGGCACGAAATTGCGCCGCGATTTAAACGAGTATTCAGAAAATGACACCGGAAGAACAGGTATTGGAATTGATTCAAGCCGAATTAGTGGCGGCCTCTGTAGTAGAGGACGGCCAGCGGCAGGTAAGGTTATTTGCCGACCAGATAAGCCAACTTATGAACGGCGGACGTGTGGGCCACGGCTGGCCGCTTGTGCTGGTTGAGTACATCTATAACGACGTAGAGCAGGGGGTACAGGGGCAATACATTATGAACGTAAATGTTCGGCTGCATATAGCCGACTTCACGCTTAAGGATAAGCCCGGCCACCTGCTACCGCTTAAGGCGCAGGTACACCGGGCTATTAATGGGCTGTCTGCCGAGGAGGTAGTAGAATTTAGCCTGGTAAGGCAGGCGCATGATGTGGCCGGTAACGTGCCGGTTTGGGAGCTGGAGTACGCCACGCGCTGGGTTGATAACAGCGCGGTACAGGAACTGGAGTTAGTGCCGCCGCCGGTTGAAGGGGAAGTAGTTAGGGCTTAGACCTAAGGGCTTAGACCTAAGGGCTTAGGTGTTTATTTTAAATTCTACTAATTGCAAATTGCCTCTATAATAAACAGAGGCATGGAAAACCCATTTGAAGCACTTCACCAGAAAATTGATTACGTAAGCAAAGGCCTAGCCGCGCTTCATCATTCTTTAAACAAATTAGAAGAGCGAATAGCGAATAGCAAAGCCCCCAGAATAGACCCTCATCAATGCGCATGTTCTAATGCACACAGACCTAGAAAGGACACTGTATCGCTTAACCCCAACTTACCAGTAGCGGCTCTTACCCAAGCGGAGTTTCAGGATATGCTACGAGGGTTTATAGAGCAGTTCCCTAGCCCCCAACCCAATCCCACCGTCGCAGAAACGAAATTACTTTCAGTGGCTGAGATGTGCGCTCTGGCTAAAATCTCGCGCGGTACCTTATACACCGCGCGCAAAGAAGGCCGAATCCCCTTTAAACGAATTGGCAAGAGAATTCTATTTAGCCCAAGTGAAGTACTTGAAGCCCTAAAGCAGGGTTAACCCCTAACCTTTTTAGCCGCCCTACGTTAAAACCGGCTAAGGTATTTACTCTCCCGCGAGGGGGTTAGGAAAACAGACGGGGCTTTATTGGCCCCGTTTGTTTTTTACACCTTATACCCCGATTACGCCAAAGTACTGCAACAACTTAACCAGCAAAGCAGCTACTAATACTATACCGATAGCGATAGGCAGGTTTCTAGGGTCTCTGGTAGGGGGTGGGGTGTAGTTCATGGCTTAGTTGTTTTTTCCTTTAGCTTGGAGATAGCTAAACTTAAAGTTCTTTTATTTGCCTCATATACACCCTCTAAACTTTTAACATATTGCTGCACTTCAATAGGGCATGCTTTCAAAAGTTCTTTAACTAGCTTTGTGTCTATTTGTCTTACTTGAGGTTGTTTGTTGGTCATATCTAATTAGTTATTACAGTTATACTCTTGGTTATTAAAAAGCCCATTAAGGCCGGTATAGTCAGGCTGTCCTTCAAACCGTTGGGTTTCGGGGTTATAATACCTAAAGCCTTGCATTAAAGATTTGTTTAGGGTGCCGGCCGCAATACGGCGGTTTACTTCGGCTTGTATTTGCTGGCAGGTTTCGTAATCCTCAGCCGCTAAAGCTTCCCGGTGATTTATAGCCAGTAGCCATTCGTGCATTTTAGTTACGTCCATCTAGGTTACAAGTTTTAACTCCTGCAAATACCTCACCTTTAAATTCTTCCAGGCAAGGGGTTAAGAGGCGTTCAAAGTGTGCTTGAGCGGCGGCTTTGACTTCATCGGGCGTTAATGTATCTGAGTAATCATATATTAAATTACCTCCCATTTTAGTAACACGCAAAGAATAACCGTGTATGCCGCCCATATTTAACCATATCTCCATTCTTACTAAAGGAGTTTCAAACACCCAAAGCCTATCTTTGTCCTGCATGGCCTCTAACTGCTTTATACTGTATAGTTTCATAATCTTATTTGATAGTTATTTGATAATCAAGATAATTTTAGTAAATTAGCCTCAACTTATTTTAAACCTCCAAGGTTGAGGTGTAAACTAGATTCAATCTACGATTCATTTTGCTTTGACCGTCTTGGTATTTCAACCATGTACATTTAGTGCGGGAACACTAATTAGTACATGGTTTTTTATGTTTATTTGAGTTGATTTGTAGTTCTTAATTGGGATAACAGCGAATAAACCTAACCCTCCGGGTCGCTAAAGCTTAGGTTTACTCGCGCGTTACTGATTTACGCACTTTTCGGCGCAGGTTGATTAAATAAAGTAGGTACATTATGCTGCTTATACTCCGCCTCCCGGCAGTACATTACCCCGTCTTTCCAATATAGCGGATTTAACTCAATTCCTATGCCGTAGCGGTTAGCCGGAATGCAACGGTACGGAACGCTCATTAGGCCGCCGAAGGGGTCAAGAACTACATCCCCCTCATTGCTGTAGCGGGTAATAGCCCGGTCAATTATATCGAACTGTAGCGGGCAAACGTGCTTTTCCTTCTTCTTACCGGCCTGGTTAGCATTTAGCGTACGCATCCGGTTTACGTACCAAACCCATTCGCTTTTACTTTTTGGCTGTAGGGTCATAAACTTAGCACTTAGCTTGCCCATTTCGTCTAATTGCTCACTAATCGCTAAATGTTGCTGGTAGTCGTAGCGCGTAGTTTCGCAATGCTTGCCCCAGGCTTTGCCTATCTGGCTCAAGTCCAGCTTACGCAGCTCCTCGGGTTTAAGTAGCCGTTCGCCGCTGGTCAGCCATTCGGCGTGGGCATCCAACTGCCACCGGCCGCGTGTGTAGGTTTCTTTACTTTTTACGACCGGCACGTCGGCGTAAGCGTTGCTTTGGTCAGTCGGTGCCTTACGGAATACTAACAGGTATTCCGGGGAGCCGCACCCCATCTTAGTACCATCCTTGCATTGCTCAGTCCACCCCAGGCGGTAGGTCTGGTTATTTTCAGCCACCACGTCGGTAGGGATAAAGTGTTTACCTAGCAGGTGAAAGCCGTGCTTTTCAAAGGCCGCCACCGTTTGGCCGCTGAAGTCAATCAGGCTGGTAAATCCTACCCCGTTCTGGTAGCTAAACCGGATCCTGTCTTTAACGTGGATAGCCGCCACCCGGCCGGGCTGTAGTACTCGCAGTAGTTCAGGTATAAGAAAGCCTAGCTGTTCAAAAAACCCTTCGTTACCGTCGTTGTGGCCCATGTCGTTATAACTCTCGCAGTATTCGTACTGGTCTGAAAACGGAATACTGGTTAGCACCATCCCTACGGAATTATCCGCCATGTCCATAACTTCCGGCACGCAATCATTATGCACGGCTTTCCAGCCCTGGCCGCTTTGCTGCTGACGTTCCACGCCAATACTTCGTTTAAGTTCAGTAGTTGAGGCGGCCGAGCTTAGGCCGTACTTTTTAATAATTTCGCTCATTTGATTAGTCATTTCGTTATGTCGCGCCCACTTCGCTAGGAGAACTTTTAGTATTTCATCTTCCGCGTCGCTGTAGATTATATCAATCTCCACCTGTTCGGGCTGCAAGAACCGGTATATGCGGTGCACCGCCTGTATGAAGTCTTTGAACCGGTAATCTATCCCTACAAATACAGCCCGGTGGCAATGGCGCTGGAAGTTACAGCCGCTGCCGGCTATCTCCGGTTTAGTACTTAAGTACTGAAAATCGCCCACCTTAAAGCCTACCATATTACGTTCGCGCTCTAGCCAGTTCTGGCTACCAAATACGCTAACTGATTTGGGTACCAGTTTGGAAATAGCCTTGCGCTCATCTTCCAGGTGGTGCCACAGTAAAAAGTGCTTTTCCGGTTCAGCCTGTATAATTTCCTGCATTTTGGCTAAACGCGCGCCCATAGAGGCGCGCTTTTCCTTAGCCGCCGCCGGTAGGCTCTTGCTGGGGTCGCTGAACATCTTAACATTTCCGTCGCGGTCGTAACCAATCGGCCTTTCCTCTACCGTTACGCGGTGGTAATTTACTTTCAGGGGCGGCAGGTCGTAGCCTTCGTCGGAGTACCCTAAATCAGAAGGTTTCTGAATAATCAGCATCCAGCTACGTACCCAAAGCCAGAACTCTTTCTCTTTATGGGGGTATAGGGTAAGCTCACCGGCCTTCTGGCTGTTACGCTGGAAGAAGCGCGTAAGGGCCTGCCCCCGGTCCATTACGCCTAAGAACTGGGCGTAGTTCAGCAGTTCGGTGTACTCGTTCGGGGCCGGGGTGGCAGTGGCAATGTAGCGGTACGGCACGGCCGCAAACGCGCTTAGTATGTAGTCGGTGGTTTGGGTGTCCAGGTTGCGGATAATGTCGCCCTCGTCAAAACTCACACCGCCGAAGTAGGAGGGGTCAAACTTACCCATCCGGATGCGCTCGTAATTGGTCAGGAATATAACGCCCTCGTTAAGGTTATAAATCTGCTTCACCTCGGCCATTTCCTGCACGTAGTGTACCTGTCTGATTAAGCCTAACAGCTCGGCATCGTCTTGGAACTCGTCAGCCACCGAAAGCGGTAGGCCTATAAGGAAGGGCTTACCGGTTTCAGCCCATACGTGGCGGGCTATTTCAAGCTGCATAACAGTTTTGCCTAAACCGAAGCTTGCGCCTATAGCGCGGCGGCCGCCCTCTAAGCACCACTGCACTATATCGCGCTGGTGGGGCTTTAAAATAGGGTTTATTTCACCCTTAAAATTAAACCCGTAAGCCGGGGTTTGTATAATTTTGGACTCTAAAAAAGCTTGGTATTTATCTTGCTTAGTCATTGGGTTTTTGGTTAAAAAGTTGGGTTAATTCGTATTGGTTAATAGCTTGGAATATCTGGTAAGCTACTTGGGGAACTATGGCGTTACCGTACCCTTTCAGGCTTTCGTTTCGCCACTTTGAAAAGGTAATTCCGTCCAATTCGGCGGAAACCCCATCATTTCCGCCACAAACCGGGGGTTGAGTTGGCCAGTTTTGCCATTGTCTACCAGAAAACCCGGCACTGAACCTCTGCCCTTCCGGCTTGCCGGTAGCGTAGCATTCTTGCCGTCCTGTGCTGTCGGCGTTGGAATAAGACCGTATTCCGGCCTTTTGCTGCTGTGGTACTTTGCCTGTACAAAATCCTGATAGGTTACCATGCTGCTGGTTGGCGTGGGTGCTAATCCCGACGCTACCACATCGCTCAGTTTTGGATAATAAGTTTTTCCACTTTTTCGTCTGATTCGCCTGTTCTCGTCCAGCTTTTTGGCGCCGCTCTTGACGTCGGAACTTATAGGCGTGGGCAACAAACCAGACCCTTTCCCTTTTGTGCGGGGCGTTGAGGCCGCAAGCTGGAAGTACAAACGGTTGTACCTCGTACCCTTCAACCTCCAGATCAGCCTGCACCTGCTCGAATACCAAGCCCCTGTTCCAACTAAGTATTCCAGAAACGTTTTCACCCACAACCCACGCCGGTTGAACTTCGCGAATTGCTCTAAGCATTTCCGGCCAGAGGTGGCGGTCATCTTCCGTTCCTTTTCGTTGCCCGGCAACGCTGTAGGGCTGGCAGGGGAAACCTCCGGAAATAACGTCAACGGTTCCCCAGTATGGTGTGAAGTCTGTTTTTTTGATATCGTCATGGCTGATAGCATTAGGCCAGTAGTAGGCTAGTATTTGGCGGCAGAATTGATTTATTTCGCAGTGGGCTACATTGTTCCACCCGGCGGCTTCGGCGGCTAAATCAAAGCCTCCTATACCACTGAATAGGCTTAGGTGATTCATAAGGTTAGATCCTCGCGGCCTGATCGTATGGGTTGCGGATGCGGATGCGCTGACCGGTTAGCTTATGCTCAAAATAAGCCCATTTGCTGGTTTCGCTGAACGCGGCCAGCGTCCATTCGTTCGGGTTCTGGTTTACCGGGTCCAGCCCCGCAGGCGGCGGGTTTCCGTCTTGTTGCCCGCTATGGTTTGGGCTACTAACGGCCCGGTCATAAGTAGGGGGATTTCCTTTAATTTTGGTTGTAATTTGGTGTTCATGGTAGTTATGTTTGGGGTTAATTCTTACTTGTAAATAATCGCTGCTTAATTCTATCCAGGGCGTAAAGCCGTTACCAAGTAGCCAGCGTAGGGCAGATATAAATTTTCCAGGGTCCTTACTGGTTTCGTCTATCCAGTGGGTACGGGGGCGGCGGGCGGTTTCCGCTAAATCTCGTTCGTCTAGTAGCCAGCCGCACACCCGGTTCAGGTAATCGTAATTCAGGTTGGGGCTTTCCATATCGCATCCTCAAGAAGTTGCATTACGCGCGTGGTCTGCTTGTTAATCTGCCGGGGCGTGCAGCGTAGCACCCGCCAGCCTAAGAGCGTGGCGGTGTTGTACTTTTCCATGTCAGCCAAGAACCCTTTAGGCTGGGTATGCCGCCCGCCGCTGTGTACGCCGCCTTCTACCTCCAGGGCTATTCGGTGTTCCGGGATAGCCAGGTCAAGCTTCCAGCGGCGCGTAGGGTGAAACCGGTGCTCGGCTACGACCGCTACACCCAGCTCCTGGCTGAACAGCTTGGCGTAGTAGCGGGTATTGGTTTCAGGTTGGGGTAGCTTGGTTTTAGCGACCTTGCCTTTACCAGCCTTAGCCCTACCACCACCGGCGGTACGCTTACCGGCCTTACCAGCCTTACCCCCCTTAGCCGGTAATTTACCACTACCCCCGTATAGGGGGTTAGGGGGGTGGGTTGTATACCCCCCTTTAGGGGGGGATATACAAACCCCCCCACCGTTGTACCCCTTAGTAGGGTTATTAGGGGTAGTACGGAAATCTATTTCCGTAGCAGGGGTAAAATAGCCCGTTAGCGGGGCGATGCTTTCAGGTAAGGTGTTTGTACTATATAGGGTATTAAAGTTCATTACAATTAATGTTAATAGTTAAAATGGGGTATATTTATTGATGTTCGACCCTAACCAGTAGCGCACATCGGCACTGTTGGTTCCCGGCCCCCGGTTAGTCCGTAGCAGGGCGGCCCCTAGTAGCCGGTTGCTGGCATCCTGCCGCAGGCTGTCGTAGGCTACCTCCGGTTTTAGCGTGTCGCGTAAGCCGTCCAGTACCTGCTGCCACTTGAAGGGCTTTTGGCCGTTGTGGGCGTAGAGGGTTTTAAGGGCGCGGGTTAGTTCCTCATCGTTGACATCGTCCAACCCCCGTTTCTTAGGCCGCCCGGCCTTACCCTTTTTAGGGTCGGGGATTTCGTACTCGCTGTCAATTTCCAGGCTTAAATCGCCGCGCTGCCGAATGCCGAAAGCGGCAAAGGGTTTATCTCGCATATCACCGGGGCTTACCAGGCTCCATTCCGGCGCGTGTTCCGGCTTTTCCGTCCTGAATACGCTCTCTACCTTGTTTACCAGTTCGGTGCCTATATGACCGCGCGCGCTGGCGTTGTGCTTGTTTTCGTGCAGTACCAGGCTTATATGGCAGTCGTATTCGGTACTCCAGCGCATCAGCTTGGTTATTACCTCGCTGCATTCGCCCATGTCGTTAATGTCGGTTAGCAGGTCGCGGACCCCGTCCACCAAAGCCCAGCCGGGGCGGTGTTCTTTCAGCCCGGCCTCTACCATTTGCAGTCGTTCCTGCGGCCCCCACTCCCGCAGGCGGTAGGCTTCCAGTCCGGGCGGGTTGGTCTTTAAACCAAACCCGGCCAATGCCACGGCCCTTTCTAAAAACTTCTGGTTATGCCAGGCCCCCTGTTCAGTGTCAAAAGCTACTACCGGACGGGTGCGGGGAAGGTGGCACTGTACGCCGAATACGTCGGCTCCTTCCTCTACCAAAGCCGCCGCCAGCATCAGGCAGCAAACCAGGCTTTTCCGGCTTTTAGCCTTACCTAGCATTAGGCTTAGGTTGCCCCGCGTGGCCACGTTCACCGGGCGGCCATCAACGGCAAAACTGAACGCTACCGGCGGGGCCTCGATAGGCTGGCTTAAATCAACCCGGCTATCTTTTAGGGCCTGTAGCGGGTCAAACTTAGGTCGCAGGGGGCTTACTTCAAGGTTAAATCTAGGTTCTATCATGGCTACCCCTCCCCGTTAGTTAGTAGCCCAATTGTAGCCTTTAGGGCCGCAACTCTAGCTCTTAGTTCGGAAGCCGCCCTGTTAGCATCTTGCTGTGATTTAAGGGCAAAGGATACCACTTGCGCACTGGCGTGGGTAAACTTATCTATCTGCTCAATTAGCTCGTTTATGCTGCGTAGTTCTTCTAGTTTGGCGGCGGTGGGATTGCTTAATCGTCTCAAATAATTAGCGCGTCGCTCCAGGTAATTTATGTTCTGCCTAATAGCATCATACGCCAGCCTATATTTGGCTTCGTACCTTTTAACATCATCGGCGGCGGCGGTTACTACTTCCGGGCAGTTACGGTAAACAGGTTTAGCAACTTTTAAAGCTTGGTTGAAACCTTGTTTGGCAAAATCAGGGTTAGCTAATAGTTCATCGGCTATATCCCAACCGGTAGGGCGGTGCTTAAATAAATTTAGGCTGGCGATTGAGGTAGTATCCTCGCGCATTTCGGCCAAGCGGTGCAGCCACTGCACTGTTTTGCTTTTTTCGTAGCCGGCCTCATCATTATCAACTAAGTTATAAATCCGGCCCCGGTACCCGGTAAATAAACTAAACTGGCTGAATGTAAGGCCGCTGTTGCCGCCGGTGGCAAGCCAATTCCACTGCGGCAAAAAGAAGGCCCCAATTACGGCTGACTTTTCGCTTTCAACTACTAGCGTATCTTTTGAGGGCTCAAACAGATGTTCACCAAAAAAGCAGCGCTCGAATTTGTAGTAATCCTGCCAGTCATCTAATTCAGAACCTTTTAACAGCCCTTCACTTTGGATATAAGATTTCCCCAGGTAAAAAGGGTAATCGTACTTGCCTTTAAGGCGCTTAAGTTCAGTGTTATAGGGTATGAATTTAGCATTAATAGGGCCGGTCCCGTCTTGAATTATAAATACAGTATACCGGTTCATTGAGCCAACGCCCCAAGAGTTTAAGAAACCAGGCTCGGCTCCTATTTTTCTTAACCCTCTTGAAAAATTATCCTGCGGGCTGAAAAGCCAACCGCTAACGTAGCTTTCATTTGGTTTAATTACTGCAGGTTCTATTACAGGGGCAGGCGTTGTCGGGGTTACAACTGTATCATAACTGCTATTATCTGACCACGGGGAAAGAAAGTAGACACAGTTATTATCCCTATCGCACCGACCGTAGCGGGTTTCGTCTACGTATTCTTTGGTCGCGCTCACCTGAAATGCTACAAATGTTTTTCTTCCGCAGCCGGGGCATAAATGTTTCTTGCTACTTTTATCTAATTGGTATTTATACTCGCTCATACTTCCTCCTTTGCTAATACATGGTTGACCCAGCCGGGGCGGTAGCCTTTTAGCTTGGCGTATTCTTCCAGGGCCTCTCGGCCTCGTTCTTTTAGTTTATGCTCCACCCACTTAGGGCGGTACCCCCTGGCGCGCTGTGCGAACATTAATTCACGCACGCTCATGCGCTCGTAAGGCTTAAATAAATCGTACTGTAACAGGTCGTCGGTTATCTCCAGCAGTTGCGTTGCGGGGCCTTCATCGAAAGGTTTCGGGGTGGTTGTTTTAGGCTCCGGTTCCGGGAATACGTGTCCGCACTCCGGGCAAACAGGTAGCCCCGGGGTTATGACCGCCCAGCATTCACCGCACATACTAAGCCGCTCCTCTTTTTCGCTTTCTTCGCGGTCGCGGTCGCGCCCTAAACCCGGCGGGTTATGGAACATATCCGTCCATGGGTGGTCAGCCTGCCAGCGGCCGTGCTCGTTGAAATTGCCGCCCATGTCCAGTATGATAAAATCTTCTTTGCCGGGGTAGGGGCGGCTGCCGCGACCGCATATTTGCAGGTACAGCGGTAGGCTTTTAGTGGCGCGGTTTAGAATTATGCAGCTAATGCTAGGCTCATCAAAACCGGTCGTAAATACCCCTACATTGCACAGGATTTGAAACTGCCCACTGCGGAAGTCGCTAAGAATCTTTTTGCGTTCATCGGCCGGCGTTTCGCCGTCCACGTGCGCCGCCGTAATGCCTGCCGCCCGTAAAGCCTCTACCGTTGCCAGGCTATGGGCCACGTTCACGTTAAAGCACATGGCGCGCCGACCGCTGGCTAACTTTTTATAGTTATCAATCAGGCCGCTATAGACTTTATTTTGCCCGAAGTGCTCAAGCTGGCTTTCGTCGGTATACTCGCCACGCTTAGTTTTTAGCTGCTTTACCGTATGTTCCGGGCCGAACGTGCGCGCTTTGACCAGGTAGCCCTCCTGAATTAATTGGCCAATGCTAACCGGCTCTACAATATCCTCATAGAGTGTATTTAGGGGGTTAGTCTTACTACTGGCTAAGGGCGTGGCGGTGGCACCGACTATAAAGGAATCAGGAAACCGCTCAATTACTTTTCTAAAATTCCCTTTGTGCGCCTCGTCTACAATTATTAGCGAGATATGCCCTAACGCCTGGGTAAAGCTTGGTTTGTTCAGGCGGCGGTTTATGGTTTCCACCATCGCCACGTAACAGCGGCTATGAGTAAAGCGGCGGTTCTTTGGGTTTATTAGGGCGGGTTCTAAGCCCGCCCTAACTAAAGCCCCGCCAGCCTGGCTAAGCAATTCCGTGCGGTCGGTAAGGATTAGCACTTTCCCGCCTTTCGCCACCGTACGGGCGGCTAAGGCCGAAAAGGTAACGGTTTTACCGCTTCCGGTGGGCTTACAAAGTACTATGCGCTTTACGCCCGCCGCGAATTTTACGCGCAATGCTTCAATAGCTTGTTCTTGGTACCAGCGTAGTTGCATAGTATAGATTAGTTATAAACCCCGGCTTCTAACAGGGCGGCGTAGAGTTTGCCGGTTAATTGGTCGGCTTCATCCTTAGCCTCGCGGTACCATTGCCAATGTTGCGGGGTATTGGTTTTTTGTGCCTTATCCCGCGCCCGCAAAGCCATGTAGTTAAGGCGCGCGCTTTCTTTCAGCGCCTCGAGTACGCTTTCTGGTTGGTTTATATCAAATTGCATTAGGCGGCTGATTTAGGGGCGTTTTGGGTAGGTTCTAATTCCAGGTAAGGGGTCAGGCGGTTACGCCCTAAGTACTGCACGGTTTCGGCTACCGAATCAGGGCGACTAAAAAGCTCCTCAATCAAGGCGGTAGTGTCTATTTCCTTAATAATATCGCTAATTTCAATATCAACGGTAGTTGTTATAATATGGCTCATACGGTATTTACGTTAGGGTTAGGCAAATTTTTTTTAAAAAAATCACACTAGGGTTTCAATTGCTCATACATTATATCAATGGCTTTCGCGTAGGTAGATTCTTCACCATACTTTTTGACCACCGCTTCTTTAGTTTCTTCGTAAGCACCCCAATGGCATCCGGCCTGGAACATTACCTTTTTTTCGTGCTGTATAGCATATACAATTCGTTTTTCATTACCGATAGGGCCGATTCCTATTATTTTGTTGCAGCCGCGTAGGTCGCAGCCGCTTAGGTTGCAGCCGCGTAGGTTGCTGCCGCTTAGGTTGCTGCCGCGTAGGTTGCTGCCGCGTAG